TGCGGGTATGGTCGATTGCGCCAACGCCGACAGAATCAACCACGAAACCTTACCGTCGGCACCGATTAGCCGAAGCATGGAAACGATGCTGTTCACCCCTAGCGTTACGTTCGCGCCCGTGGTCGCACCCCACGCCGGAATGGCGTAGGCGGGTTGGTACCTGTCGCCGTCTGTGCTAGCGAACGACGTACGGCCGTCCGGCCTGTCTTCCCATTCCACGTAACGGTTGTAGTCGGCTTTCGACTTCGGCCACACTTCCGCCCATCTGTAGTCTTGATACGACCCGGCCGCGTGCGTGATACGCGCGAAACACAGGTCGGACGACGTGGGAACGAATCCGGCACCCGCGGTCAACAGCGGGCGCAACCTGTCCACCGTGTCGCATATCTCGTTTAGATGTTCGAACGTCAACCGTCCGATTTGGCCGCTGTTGAACCGTGGTAGCATGGTTTACCAATTCGTGGAAATGGCCGTGAAATCGGCCGTATTCGGGAACGGTTGCCGCCAAAAAACCTTGCGTGCGCGTTTGCCGCCGTTGATTTCCGACGTGGGAATCCGGCCGCTACCGTCGCGTTCCGGCGTCTGTATCAAATGGTATTCGGAATCTTCGATGAACCGATGCGTAACGGTGAACAGCGAAACGCCCGCGCGTCGGATTTGGCCGCCCGTATAGACGACGGTACCGCGCGCGAATCCTTCCCACGATGCGTTATTGCGACGACCACGCGCCGTACGCATATTCGCAATAATGGTCGGCAATCCCGAAACGTTCTGTATCGTTTCGTTGATTACCAATTCCGAAGTGTACTTTAGACGCGACAACGGCACGCCCTCTAGGTCGATTTGCGTGCCACCCGTAATTTGCGTCGTGGCCGCGTTGGCCGGGTCGCCATTGGTCGGATACGTCGGGTTGGAAATGTACGTGTCCGCGAACGCGGCGGCTATGTCCAACGTCCATTCCACGTAGCCGACTTCGCCGGGCTGTGCGGAACTACTGGTTACCTGTGCGTTGGCGTAGTTCCAAACGACCGTCCAAATATCCGTCAACGGTTCGCGCGTGATTGAATAGGATTTAGCCCAAACGCCCGTTTCGTCGGGGAATAAATCGCCCTTCGCGGGCAACGCATCCGGCCCCGCGCTAGTCAATCCACCGACGCTACCACCGACGGCGATACCGAACCATTGGCGAACCCTGTACGGAGAAACCAACGACGACGTAGCGGTGTCGTCGTAAACCTTGAACGTGCGCGACGCGGAAACCTTGCCCGCGTCGTATGACCACGTTCGGCTTGCGGATTGTTCGATGCAACGGAAATTCGGCATTTATTGAAATCCGATTGTTTGAATGGTCGTGGCTACCTTTTCGGTAGCGGTCGCGGTGCGTTCCTGCACGCTACGTTGCGCCTCTTTGGGGTACGCGTCGAACGTAAACGAACCTAGCGCGGTGTTGGCGGTTCCCGTGCGATTGGCCCCGGCCGATTCGGCGTCGGCGCGTTGCGCCTGTACGGCGGCTAGTTCCTCTTCCAACGCGTAACGCTCTTCGATGGCCTTCCGTTCGTCGGCGGTCAACGCGTCGCGCAACGCTTTTTCCTTCGCCACGGTGCGTTCCACGCGTTCGCGTTCGCGCGCGATTTCGCGGGCCGCGTCTGTTTGTCCGTCGGCGGCCGCCCGCTCTTCGCGGATTCGTAGCCGCAACAAACGCACGTCGGTTTCGGCCTGTTTGGTACGCTCTTCGCGCGCCTTGCGTTCCTTCTCCGCGGCTTCGGCTTCGCGTTTGGCCTTGTCGTCGGCGGCTTGTTTTTCCTTCGCCGCGGCTTCCGAAATAGCCTTTAGTTTCCCTTCTAATTCAATCTGTGCGGCGCGTTGTTTTTCCCTGTTGAGATTTAGCAACGCGTTTAGTTCTAGGTCGGAAATCCCTTCCGCCATTCGGAACGCGAGTTCCGTATCCTGTTCATCCTTTACGCGTTGGGCTTCGGCGCGGGCCGCGGCTTCGGCGTCGCCACGATTTCGCATGGCGTTTATTTCGTTCGTAACTTCCAACCGTTCGCGTTCACGCATTAGGGCCGTGGTTGCGCTATCGGCCGCGCGGCTTTCCTTTTCGCGTTCCCCGGCTACGCGGCGCAACCCTTCGCGCGCGGCCGATTGTTTGGCTATCAAATCCTCCGCGGCCTTATCCGCCGCCCCGAAAGTCGCGTCGTAAATCGCGCTACCCAAATCGACAAACGCGCCGACGAACGGAATCGTTTTCAAACCGTCCAATATGGCGTCGGGCATCGACTTATCCGAACGTAGAACGCTTGCCGCGGCTTTCGCCAATCCGGCCGCCATCATTGGCCCGGCGATTGTGCCGACGACGCCGCGGGCCTGTTCGGAGAATTTCCCGCCGAAGTCGTAGCCAAGTTTTCCGCCCTGCGTTTGGACGGTTTGACGTGCGGCCGCCAACCCCTTATCCAAACCGTCAAGTTTGGCGGTAACGTCTATGTAAACTTCACCGCCTTTTTCGGCCATTGTCGGCAACCTTCCGGCTATAGGGAATCAATGTACGCCCGTGTATCTATCGGGCCGGATACCCGGCGCAATTCGCCCCGCGCCGCGGCTTCTAAATACCCGGTGAATTCCGAAACAGGCAATGCCAACGGATCGGCTACACCGACCACGGTAGCCACTAGGAACGATTCCGCTAGCCAATCGCGGGGCCGTTCGCGTCCGGGTTGACGCGCGAACGGCGTACCCATTTTCCCACGTCGGCCGACCATTCAAACCCGACGGTTTGCAACGCAAGTTCCGTTAGGTCGTCGGGCGCGATCCCTTCCAACATGGATTCGGCACGGTCGGCCCCGACCGATTCGGTAAGGATTCGGCACGCGCCGTCGAACGTAAAGCACGACCGAACCAACGTCGTAGACAATCGGGCGTCTTCGCGGGCGGTGCGCGTTCGACGTAACGTTTCGTCGGTGTCCAATCCCAACGCGCGACAGTCGGCCGCCGTTTCCGCGGCCATACGTTCCGCCATGACGGATTGCAACGTGCAAACCTGTCGAACGGTCAACGGCGGGAACCGTCGTTCCTCCCCGCCAACGATAGCCACCGCGTCCCCGATCATGCGTTGCCCTTTCCGCGGGCTAGCAACGCCCGCAATTGTGTTTCGTAGTCGCCCACGACTACGCGTACGTGTTCCGCCGCGCGGCACACGGTTAGGTCGGTCACCCGCTCTAGCGGTATTTTCCCGGCGCGCAGCGCGCGGGCGGCGGCAAATTCCTCCGCAATCGTTCCCGGTGCGACGCGGAATTTAGACACTATGCCGCCGGAATGCGTTATGGAAACGATCCAATCCGTATCGGAAGGTTGCGCTATTAGCGACGACGACGCCGGAACCATGCCCCAATGATACCGCCGCCGCGGAACGCGCGAACGCGAACCACGGCGGCGGGGGCAAGGGGGTTAGCAATGTTACGAAGTCGTCCAAACGACCGTCGGGCCGTTCGTGTCGGCCATGCCGAAATTGACGGCCAAAGTACTGTCGCCGTTCTTGTCTACGTTGAACGCGTATTGACTAAATACGGCTTCGAATTGCAACACGCATTGCGTGGCACTAGTGGCCGTATTGAGAGTCGCGCCGCCAAACAGAGAAAGGGTCAACGTACCGCCCGGTTGCGACGGCAACGTGTTAGACGTGATGGTACCCCACGGCGTACCCGTGTCGCGCGTCGGTGTCCCGGTAAGGCTACCCGTAATGTCAACGACGCCGAGCCGACGCATTGCGCCCGTGTGTGCAAATCCGGTCAACACGGATTCCGTGTACGCAACGTTGGCGGCGAACGCGCGAACGTTCATCGAATAATTGGTAGTTGGAAATGCAATGTTGCCGTCGTTCCCGACAAGAAAATTCGTTGGCATGGCGAACCCTTATGTTTTCTGTAAACCGATCATTTCGTAGACGTCGGTTACCGACCAAATATCATCGGCAAAAACGGGCGCGCCCCGTTGCCGCAACAGGAATACGACGCGCGCATATCCGGTACCGGACGAAACGGTTTCGTCTAGCAATGTCTTTAGCCGCGCGCTAGCGTTTGTGAGTGTATCGGGGTTGGCGGTCGTGTCGGCCATTTCGAAGGTAACCAACACGCTGTGCATGGTGCCATCGAACGTTCGTTCGTATCGGGTTTCCGACGCCGTGTAGACGCACAACGGAAACGAAACGTCGGCCGGGGCATTGTCAAGATACACACGACCGCTAAACGCTCCGGCAAATCCGGTCGGCCCTGTGCTAGTGAGAATCACCGTTCGGAGGATTACCAAAAGGTTGTTCATTTGCGCGGCCCTCCGAAATGCCGTTGCATTGCTACGGCCATCGTCGGTTCGAATAGGTCGCGCACGTTATCCATCGTCGGTTTGATATACGGGCGCGCCGCGACGCGGCCGTACCCTTTGTCGATTCTCGCGTATCGAACCGCGGAACCGTAGCGATAGCCGATACGGCGGCCGTCGTTTAGCGGCGTAATAACGGCTTGCCGAACGTCCGGGCCAATCAATTTCCGACGCGCCGACGAAATGAGATTGGAAAATGTCGCGGAAATGCCGCCCGTTCCGCCGCGCAATTGCCCGGTACCGATTTGCCACGAACGGCGCAACATTCCGGTATCAATCGCGGGCGGTTGCCCTGCGCGCGACGCCCTGTGGATTCCGGATTCGCGTGCGTTGCGCGCCTTGCGTCGCCCCTTGCCGATTCGGTATGTTCGACCCCCGCCCGGCTTCGATAGTTCCGCGCGCATGGCGCGCGCTATAACCAACATATAAGCGTTTACGCCCTCCTGTACGGCGGCGCGAAGTTTCGCGTTTATGTTGGGGTCGGGTCGAAACATTTCTATACGCCAATCGCCGTAACGGCGAATCCTCCCACGCGGTCGGCTTCAACGATGGTATGTACGTTCGCGCTAGCCGCGGGCCGTTCAATCG